TGCTTCATGGTGGACATCATCGTTCCGGTCTCTCCTCGGACAAATGGGTGTCCAAAGAAACCGGGTGCAGCTCAGGCGGGCGACAGGCCGACGATCGCCAGCTTCGGATTCAGACGGGGTAAGGCTTCGGGCACGTGGTTACGCAAGAGCACCGCATAGAAGTCCCGTCCGCCGTCATGGCCGAACTTCAAGTCGGCGGCTCCACAGCCGGGCTTCGGCACCTCGAAAGCCGGCGCACTAGGGAAGCAGGGCGCGGGGCAGAGAGACGAAAGCTTCATGCGGCAACCTTCGCAGTTGACACCACACCGCGCACGTCGATCCGGCAGGAGGCATACAGGCGCTAGGCATCGTGCCGGAAGAGAAGCTGTTTGTCATCTGTTTCGGTTTTTTCGAGCGCGGCTGACACGTTACTTGCCAGGACCGGGCACGCGCTGCTCCGACCAGCACTCGGCGACTCCGGAGAGAAGCTTCGGCAGTCCGAGCCCGGGCGGCTGCCTCCCATCCAGGATGGCCTCCACGATGTCCGGCGCCAGCAGGGTTAGGCGTAGCAGCGTGCCGAGGTAGCCACGCTCGATTCGCTCTCCTGCCGCCATCTCACTGATGCTGGCGTACCGCCCCTCATCCAGCAGCTTCTGGTACCGGAACGCCCGCGCGAGCGCCTTCAACAGGGCCGGGTCACCCTGCGTCGTGAAGGCTGGCTCGCCGCCCTGCACCGGCCTCACCACCGTCTTCCGCCCCGGCCGGCGCCGGATGGTTAGTGGCACCCGGACCGTGATGCTGGTCGCCTGCATCATGCCGCCACCTTCGGCGCTCTGGGCGCAATCGCGGTGAGGTCTCGGACGAGGCCGGCCAGCCCCTCCACGCGGAGGCGGATGTCAGCACCGGCGGGCCCGACCACCACCCGCTCCACCAGAGCTCGGACGATGCGTGCCTGCTCGGCCGGGAAGAGCTCGCCCCATAGCGGGTCGAGCCGGGCTAGGGCCTCACGGACTTCACCCTCCTTCACGTCCGGCGCCTCCGCCCGCGCCGCGAGCCAGGTGCCGACCACCACCTCGGGCTGGCGCAGCAGGGCGCGGACCTGGTCCACCACCGCGGCCTCGATCTCCGCCGCAGATACCCGGCGCACGATATCGGAACCCTGGGAGTCGGCATTGCGCAGCACCGCCTGCGCGACATAGTACCGATACTGCCGCCCCTTCTTCACGCAGTAGGTCGGCGACAGCGCCCGCCCGTCCACGCCGTAGATCAGCCCCTTCAGCAGCGCCGGCGCATGCTGCCTGTTCTGCGCGGCACGGCTCCGCGGGCTGACCTGCAGGATGGAGTGCGCCCTCTCCCACAGATCCCGCGGCACGATCGCCTGGTGCTCGCCGCGGTAGATGTTGCCCTTGTGCGTGACCTCGCCGATGTAGGTCCGCAGGTTCAGCGCCTTGTAGACGTCGCCCTTGTCCAGCAGCTTGCCGGACTTGCTGGTGATGCCCACGGCCTGCAGGCGGCGCACTGTCTCGACGCCGGAGCCCGTCTCGACGAACAGCTCGAACACCCGCCGCACCCGTGCGGCCTCGGCTTCATTCACCACCAGCTTGCGGTTGGCGACGTCGTAGCCGAGCGGCACCTTGCCGCCCATCCACATGCCCCGCGCCTTCGAGGCCGCGACTTTGTCGCGGATGCGCTCCCCGATCACCTCGCGCTCGAACTGCGCAAAGCTGAGCAGGATGTTGAGCGTCAGTCGCCCCATGCTGGTGGTCGTGTTGAAGGACTGTGTGACCGAGACGAAGGTCACCCGGTGTGCCTCCATGGTCTCCACCAGCTTGGCAAAGTCCATCAGCGAGCGGCTGAGCCTGTCGATCTTGTAGACCACGATGACGTCGATCAGGCCCTGCTCGATGTCGGCCAGCAGCCGCTTCAGCGCAGGGCGTTCCAGCGTGCCGCCCGAGAAGCCACCGTCGTCGTAGCGGTCGCGGACCAGGACCCAGCCCTCGGCACGCTGCGAGGCGACGTAAGCCTCGCAGGCCTCGCGCTGCGCGTCGAGGGTATTGAACTCCTTGTCGAGCCCCTCGTCCGTGCTCTTGCGCGTGTAGACCGCACAGCGCAGCTTCTTTACCGAGGCGGGCATGGCGCCGTCGGGCAGCTTGCGGCGGCTCATGCCCCGGGCCTCCCCTTCAGCCCGAAGAAGGTCCAGCCGTTCCACCGCGTGCCGGTGATGTGGCGCGCGATGGCGGAGAGCGACCGATACGGCCGCCCCTCGTACTCGAAGTCGTCGGCGCGCACGGTCACCACGTGCTGCATGCCGTCGTATTCGCGCACCAGCCGCGTGCCGGGCAGCGGCCGGCTGTCGGCGCGGACCCGGCGCAGCACCACGTTGCCGCCGTCGAGCTGCTCGCCGAGCGCCTCGAGCCGGGCCCGAGTCTCGGGCTTCAGACCGCCGTAGGCCAGCTCCTGGATGCGGTAGGCCAGCCGGCTCTGCACGTAGGGTCGGTTGAAGGGGGGCGGCTCCTTGCCGAACAGCGCCCGCCACTGCTCCTTCAGCTCGGCGGCCGTCGCGGTCTGCAGCGCCGCGAGGCGCGGCAGCACTTGGGCGGGCGGGATCTTCGGGACGGCGTGCGCCGGCGGCGGCGTGTCCTGCCGACTGGCCACCCTGGTCGATCGTCGGGTCATGCGACTCCCTCTCTCCTAGGGTTCGCATGACGGCGCTGGCGGGCGGTGGAGTGTAGGCGAACCTCTCCCGACCCGCGCGCCTCTTCGGCGTCGCGCGCGAGATCCTCGGCAGCGCGGCTGCGCAGCCGCAGCAGGCCGGTGGCGAGGATGGCGCAGACCTCGCGGAGGTGGGGCGGGAGGTGCAGGTTGCTGGGCGGCTTCGATCGGGTGCTCACACACGGACCTACCCGCCGCCCCGTTAATCCGTCCCACCGCTCAGGCCGGCAGGCGGGCAAGCGCCTCCTGGTGCCGACGCCAGAGCAGGGCGATCTTCTTCTTCACTGTGCTGCGGTCGGGATGCTGATCGCGCGCGGCGAGCCCTGCGCCCGCAAGCTCGTCTACGAGATCACCCACGCGCCGAAGGACCGCGACTTCGAGCCGGGCATCCTGCGGGTGTTCGACGCCGGCCACCAGTTCGAGGCGCTGTCGATCCGCTGGCTCCGTCTCGCCGGCTTCGACCTCCGCGACCGTGGCGCGGATGGCGAGCAGTTCGGCTTCGCGGCGGCGGGCGGTCGGCTGCGCGGGCACGCCGACGGCGTGATCGTCGGCGGCCCCGCTGTCGGGCTGCGCTGGCCCGCGCTGTGGGAGCACAAGGCGCTCGGCCAGAAGTCCTGGACCGACCTAGTCAAGCGCGGGCTGCGGCTGTCGAAGCCGATCTACTTCGCGCAGGTGCAGCTCTACATGGTCTACCTCGATCTGGAGGTCGCGCTGCTCACCGCGCTGAACCGCGACACCACGCGCGTGACCTTCGACGGGCGGACCGTGGAGTACCGCAGCCTGGATGAGCTTGGCCGGGCACTGGCGGTGCTGCGCGGCGCAGAGATGACGGCGGCGCGCCGTCCGTCCGTCACGCTGGCCAGCTTCTCGCGCGAGGGAAGCCGGTGATGGGCCGGCTGCGAGAGGCGTGGAACGCGCTCCGGGGCTATGCCGCGGCGCAGGACCAGCGTGCCTCCGCCTGGTCGGTGCTGGAGATCGAGCCGACCAATGACGAGTGCTGGTTCCACGGCCGGCAGCTCGACACCACGGCGGCGCGCTCGAACTCCTATGTCCGCCACCAGCAGATCCCGGAGCCGAATGCGCTCTATCGCTTCCGGATCGGCTACCGCGTTCACCGCTACGAGCCGCGGCCCGACGCCGCGACCGGCGAGACCGTCCACCGCGCGGTGGATTGGGAGCCCTTCGAGATCTCCGTCGTGCCGGTCCCGGTGGACCGCGATGCGGCGGTGCGGGGTGAGGCGCCGCAGGGCGCGCCCACCGTCGCGATCGAACCCGCCCTACCTGACGAGGAACTCATCATGCCCGAGACGACGCCGGAGACCCCGGCTGCCCCGCCCGCGGCGCCGCCCTCCGCCGCGCCGTCCACCACCCCGCCCCAGGAGCATCCCGTGACCACCACGCCGAGCGCCCCGCCGCCCGAGCCCATCCGCGCCGTGCCCGCGCCCGCCGCCCCGCCGGTCGACCTCGACGCCATCCGCGCCGAGGCCGAGCGCGCCGTCGCCGAGCGCATCGCCAGCTACGAGCCGGTGCTCGCCGCCGCGCGCGGCCTGCTCCCCGCCGACACGGTCGACGCGCAGCGCCAGGCGGCGATGCGCGATCGCGCCAGCCCCGAGGTGCTGCGCGCCCGGCTGTGGGAGGCCTTCACGCAGGCGCAGACGGCCCGCCCCACGCTCCCGGCCCGCCCGGAGAGCGGCCCCGGCCACGACGACCCGGCGCAACTGCTCGACGCCATGGCCGAGGCGCTCGCCGCCCGCTCCATGCCCGGCTACCAGCCGCGTGGGGACGGCCAGCACGCTGAGTTCATGGGCTGGCGCCCCTCCGACATGCTGCGCGAGCTCCTCGCCCGCCGCGGCGATCGCAACCCGCCGCGTAACCCGACGCTGCTGGCCGAGCGCGCCTTCCACACCACCTCCGACTTCCCGGCGCTGCTCTCGGCCGCCGCCAACAAGATGCTGCTCGCCGCCTACGCGCCGGCGCAACCGACCTACCGGCAGATCTTCCTCCGGCGCGATTTCCGGGACTTCAAGCCGCACCGGCATCTGCGCATCGGCGACTTCCCGACGCTCCTGCCGCTGCTGGAGAACGGCGAGATCCAGGTCGGCACCATGTCCGAGAGCCAAGAGATCGTCGTCCTGCAGACCTTCGCGCGGCGCATCCGCGTGACGCGACCGATGCTGGTGAACGACGACCTCGGCGCCTTCACCGACTTCGCCGCCGCGATCGGCCGCCGCGTCGCCGAGTTCGAGAACGCCACCGCCTACCAGCTGCTGAACAGCGGCAATGGCGACGGCCCGACGCTCACCACCGGCAATGCCACGGTGTTCGGCACGGGCGCGGGGCGCGCGAACAAGGCCGGCGCGGGCTCCGCCCTCGACCTGCCAAACCTCGCCGTCGGCCGCGCGGCCATCATGCGCCAGAAGACGCTGGACGGCCTGCCCATCTCGATCGGCAGCACTATGCGGCTGCTGGTGGGTCCGAGCCAGGAGCTCGCGGCCCGGCAGCTCACCATCAGTGTCGCCGCCAACCAGATCGGCAACGCGAACGTCTTCGCGGGCTTCGTCCAGCCGCTGGTCGAGCCGCTCATCGGGGCGAACCGCTGGTACCTGTTCTCCGACCCGCTCTCGGCGCCCGTCTATGTCTACGGCTACCTCAACGGCGCGGAGGGGCCGCAGGTCACCACCGGCCCGGTGCAGGGCGCTGATGGCATCGAGGTCAGCGTAATCTTCGACTTCGGTGTGGGCGCCATCGACTGGCGCGGCGCCTGGTTCAACCCGGGCACCTGACCGCCCAACCATCACTCGTGAACCGATGCAGAGGCCGCCCACCCGGGCGGCTTCTGCGTTTCTGGAGATCCCATCCCCATGCGCAACTGCATCCGTCCCGACGCACGCTCCATCCCCATGGTCGTGCCCTATGCCGGCGGCATCCTCTCCGGCCAGGGCATGCTGGTCGGCGCTTTCTTCGGCGTGGCCGCCGCCGACGCTGCGCAGAACGCCACCGTCGAGTGCGAGACCCGCGGCGAGTTCGAGCTCACCAAGGATCCGACCCAGGCCATGGCCGCCGGCACGCGCGTCTTCTGGGACAACACCAACCGCCGCCTGACCACCACCGCGACGGGCAACTTCCAGGTCGGCGTCGTCACCGTCGCCGCCCTCGCGGCCGACGCCACGGTCCGCGTCATGCTGGCCCGCGTGCCGGCCTCGGGGGCGTGACCATGGATCCCAAGGCCAGCCGGGGCTACCGCAACCGCAACCCCGGCAACATCGAGCACCTCGCCACCAACAAGTGGCTCGGCCTCGAGACGCCGCCCTCGGACGGACGCTTCTGCCGCTTCCGTTCGCACCAGCACGGCATCCGCGCGCTGGCACTGCTGCTGCAGAGCTACGGGGACCGGCACAGGCTGCGCACCGTCCGCGGCATCGTCGCGCGCTGGGCCCCGAGCAGCGAGAACGACACCCGCGCCTACCAGGCGGCGGTCGCCACGCGGCTCGGCGTTGGGCTCGACGACCCGATCGACCTGCACGACGCGGCGACGATGCGCGGGCTGGTCGAGGCGATCATCCGCCATGAGTTGGGCGGCATGCCCTACGCACCGGAGACGATCGCGGAGGGCCTGCGCATGGCCGGCCTGGTTCAGCCCGGCCTCGCCCACAGCGGGACGGTCCGCGCCGCGGCAGGCTCGGTGGTCGCCGGCGTCACGGCGGCGGCGGTGGTCGATGCCGTTACGACGCTGGCGCCGCATGCCGACGGCCTAGCTTCGGTCCTGCGCGCGCTCGGCCCCTGGGGTGTCGCTGTCGCGGTGCTCGGCGTCGCGGCCTGGACCATCCACCAGCGGCTGCAGCGGCAGCGGGAGGTCGCGCGATGACGGACCACGACCGTGAACTCGGCACCATCGTCACCCGCCTGACCGAGATCGAGCGACGCCTGGCTGAGGGCGACAAGGACATGCGCGAGCTCACCCGCACCGTGACCGAGCTGGTCAAGGCGATGGCCGGCCTCACGGCGCGGCTGTCGCTGGCGGCGGGCGGGGTGCCGGGTGCATCGCCGGCCATCCCGGCCACCGGCGCGGCCGCGGCCGGCGGCATCGTCGGCGCAGCAGTCGGCGCGAAGCTCGCCTCCTGGCTCGGGCTGGGCTGAGCCGCCATGGGCGTGTTCGACGATGCGCTGGCGGTGCTCGCCACGGACCCGAACCTCGGGGTCGAGGCGACCTACCGGGCGGCGGGCAGCGGCGCTCCCTTGGCGATCCGTGTGCTGCGCTCCAGCCCCGATCGGGTGGTGGATGCCTTCGACACGGCGGTGCTGCGCGCGACGGACGTGCTGACCGTCAGCATCGCGCTGCTGGCGGCGGTCGAGGCGGGCGACACCTTCGCGATCGGCGCGGACCTGCTGACGGTGGACAGCGCCGAGCGCGATGCCGCAGGGGTCGCCTGGCGCATGCTCTGCCGGCGGTAGGCAGTGCGGCTCACCGCCCTTGTCGGTGACCTCCGGAAGGCGCTCGCGGACGAGGTCCGCGCGGGCGAGCGTGCCGCCTCTCGTGCTGTCCGAGCCGAAACCGACGTGCTCAAGGGGGAGCTGCGTCAGCAGGTTACCGGCTCGCTCGGCGGCAGGGCGCGCGGCATCGCCAATGCCTGGCGCTCGCAGGTCTTCCCGCGCACGGGCGTGTCGATGCGCGCCGCCGGCCTGGTCTGGAGCAAGACGCCGCTGGTGATTGACGCCTTCGAGCGTGGGGCGCTGATCCGGCCGAAGGGCGGTGGGCGGTTTCTGGCGATCGCCACCGGCTTCAACGCCGCCCGCGGCTGGCGCGGCCGCGGCGACAAGGGGCTGCGCGTCACGCCCGCGCAGATGGTCGCCTCCGGCCAGGGCTTCCTCCGGCCCTTCCGCTCGGGGCGCGGCTTCGTCTGGTGCCTGCCACTGCGCCAGGGGACGCAGACCGGGCGGCGCCGCCGCACCCGCCTCATCGCCGGCGGCGTCGCCGAGGTCGGCACCGCCAACCGCAAGGGCCGTGAGGCCTGGGCCCACGGCCTGCTCGAACAGGGGATGGTGCCGATGTTCCTGCTGCTGCCCCAGGTGAAGCTGGCCAAGCGCCTCGACGTGCGCGGGGCGTCGCTGCGCGCCCTGCGGCGCCTGCCGCGGCGCTTCGTGGCGGCCTGGGAGGCCGAAGCCGGGAGGACCGGATGAGTGTGCGCGAGACGGCCCTGGCCGCCCTGTCCGCGCGTCTGGGCGCCGCCCTGGCCGCCCGGAACCCCGCCCCGAAGGTCCTCCGCAACGAGACCGTGCCCCAGCGCCTGCCCGCTGGCGGGCTGGTGGTGATCCGCGACGGCGAGACGCTGGAGGAGACCGCGATCCTCTCGCCGCTCGCCTGGGCGATCGAGCACCGCGCCGAGGTCGAGGTGGTCGCCGCGACGGGGGCACTGCTCGACACGCTGCTGGTCGACATCGCCGCCGCGATCGCCGGCGATCGCACCCTCGGCGGGGCGGTCGAGTGGGCGCAGCCCGGTGCGCCCTCCTTCGACGACGCCGAGACCGAGGGCGCCGCTGCGGCCCGCGCCGCCTCCGTTCCCGTCACGCTGTCCTTCACCGTCGCCGGCTCGCCGCTGGCCTGATCCCGCTCCCGGAGACGCTCCATGCCCCGTGCCATCGGCGCCAACTCGCGCCTGCTCATGATCCCGGAGGTCACCTACGGCATCGCGCCGGGCGGCAACTGGCGGCGCGTGCCCTTTCTCTCCTGCAACCTCGGCGCCGAGCAGCCGCTGCTGGATGCCGACGTCATCGGCCTCGGCGGCAATCGCGATCCCGCCGCGCCGTTCTTCGACACCGTCACGGTCGAGGGCGACGTCATCGTGCCGGTGGACCTGATCAACATCGGCCACTGGCTGCGCCTGCTGCTTGGTGCGCCGACCACCACCGGCACCAACCCGAACTTCACCCACACCTTCGGTTCCGGCGCGGCGACGCTGCCCTCGCAGGCTATCGAGGTCGGCTATCCCGACGTGCCGAGCTACGACGTCTGCGCCGGCGTCCGCGCCGACGCGCTGGAGATCGACTTCAGCCCGACCGGACCGGCCACCGCGACGATCAAGCTGATCGCCCAGGGCTCGACGCGCTCGGGCTCGTCCTCCGGCGGCACACCGGTCTCGGCGGCCT